ATGTCTCACTTAGAAAATGAGCTCATATCCTCCAAATGTATAGTTCAGTTCACCTTGCCGCGGCTGCACAAGGGAAAGCAGTGGTATGTAGATTTCTTTGCCTATGACCCGGCACGTGGCAAGATGCGGCGGAAGAAATATATGCTCGACCACTATAAGAACGAGCAGGACCGCGAGAACATTGCGGCCATCCTTATCCATAACATTTTTGAGAAGCTGAAGGTGGGATGGAACCCATTCGTCAACGCAAGGAAGACACGGCAATTCACTGAGTTTTCCACTGTTCTGCAGCGTTATCATGATTACACGGTTGTAGCAGAACAAAAGGGTATATTGAGGGCGAAGACGGCGGTGGACTACCGCAGCCGGTTGAACCAGATGAAGATTTATCTTCAGGAGGTGGATACGGGTATAAAGTATGTGTATCAGTTCGATAGGAGCTTCGCTGTTGATTTCCTCGACTACCTTATCCTCGACAAGGATGTGTCGCCAAAAACGAGGAACAACTACCGCACATGGCTTTCTACCTTTGGCACTTGGCTGAAGGACCGTCTGTACATCGACGATAATCCCATCGACGAGATACACATGCTCAAAGAGGAAGAGAAGTTCCGTGACCCACTCACGGCTGCTGACCTTGTGCGCCTGAGGGATTATACGATGAAGTACAATCCGCCTTTCTACCTTGCCTGTATGATGGAGTACTACTGTTTCATCCGCCCCGATGAACTGCGCTATGTCCGCATCGGAGACATCAGCATCAAAGACCAGACAGTCTATGTTCATCCTGAGTTTGCCAAGAACCGCAAGGGGCAGGTGGTTGCGCTCAATGACAATCTGTTAAAGATTATGATTAAGCAGAAAGTTTTCGATCACCCTTCAAATGAGTTCTTATTCGGACACAAGCTCGTTCCCGGTCCCGAAAAAATTTATGTAAACCAGTTCCGCATCGAGTGGGCAAAGGTGAGGAAGGCACTGGGCTGGCCGAAGTCGTACCAGTTCTACAGCCTGAAGGATTCCGGCATCCGAGATTTGGCCAATGCCGAGGGTATCGTCGTGGCACGCGACCAGGCACGCCATTCTGACGTTAGTGTGACGAACAAATATCTGAAAAATTCCAATGTCGCACACGAGGAGACCAAGCACTTTAAAGGGGAGCTATGAATCACTCACCGCTCCCCTTGAAAAACAAAATTGAAAAATATATATAATGAAAGGAGATCAAAGTATTTCGTAGAAGTAGCCGGTCTTTTCCTTGTCGATACCGTCATCAGTGACGTTCATCTCTATCTTCTTACAGATATACCGCTTATTGTGGAAGATGAAGATCTTCGAAGGGTCTGGGATGTCGTCTGTGATGAACTTGAATGATATGAGGTCGTGTGCATCTACAGGAGTTGTCTTAAAGCGGCTGTTGTTGTCATCCCTTCCTAAGTTCCCAAACGTCCGGTTGCCGTTACCGAACGTCCGGCCGGTATTAGCAGGCGTGTATTCGAGCGACAATGACGCTCTTTCCGCTGACACGATGTAATCCGGGTACATCCTATAGTCGGTGTAGAGCACAGGCGCACGATAATCGGTGTCCTCGTTGTCAAGTTGCTCATCACACTTAACGGCTGCATGACTCGCCCTGTTTACCACACAATTGGCCTGAAAAGCTACCGGCATTCGTGTGTCGTCGCTTTCCTCTGATGATGTGCTGTCATCCGATGTCCCTTGCATCGCGTCCTGTACGGTGATGTAATAGTTGCCGTAATCATCTTCCTCCATGTCTTCGATGGATGCCTCTTTATCGTTGGTAACCGATGGCACGACAATCCATCTATCGCCCATGCTGTCTAACATTGACTCTATGTACTTCTTTTTTTTATCATCGCCGTCAAGGTTATGCCGCTGGTACATGGCCGCCGGGCAAATATTCAGCTGTTGTGAGCTGTCGCTGTTGATGTCGCGGATGATAGGGTTGAAGTAGCCGCATGTTGTCCGTCGCCATTCCTTCTCCTCGTTGTCAGGGTTGCCGTCTTTCGGCAGCTCGGCCCAGACAAAGTAGATATGGCCAACTTTGAAGATGGTTGTCCGGCGCTCGCGGTCCGTCATCTTCTCAGCTGCATTATTGAGCTCCGTAATGGTAGAATATTCCTTCGTCTTGTATTGTTTGAATACCGACTGCGAGATATACTCACGCCAGTCGCGGTTGGCGGCACTGTCGAAGTTATACTCTATGTTCGACGTGGCGAGGTTGTCCAGTCCATCATCATCATGCTCCACGGAGAAGTCATCCTCGCACTCATACGATACCGTATCGTTGGTCAGCAGTTCGTTGGTGGCAGAGATGCTCACGGTCTTCGCCACTTCGTCGAATACGAAAGAGGCATTGAAGAACTTGCGCAGCTCATCGATGAACTTATACACCGTCCAGTGGGGCAGAGCGTCCTTAATCTTCCCCGACTTGCAAGCAGAGACAATGACGAGGCGGTTCCACGGCTCCTTATCGAAGTCATTCTTCACGATGGCATAGCCTTCATATTCCATCACCTTTTTGAGGATATAGAAGAGATATGGCTGCAGCGCAAGATTAATCATGACGTGGAAATTGCCCTTCAGCTTATGGCCATCCCTTTTCAACGTTACGCCCTTCATGGCCATCACGCGGTTAGCTTGTACGTCGTTGGTCTCATCATTGACAGGTGCAAGTACCGCCACGCCCTTCTGCCCCACGAAATTGGATTTAGTGAGGTCGATGGGAAGAAACGCATTCTTGTTATCCATCGAGAAAGGCACGGCGTAGCCGAACTTTGGAAGAGTGTCCGTGTCAACGCCGCTGTCGAGGATGACCGTGGGGTACTCGATTTCATCGATGAAGTGCTTCTCGAACTTTGAGTTGTACTTGATACGGCTCTTGCCTCCTACTATCTGTACCTTCACTTTCTCCGGAGTGATGGAAGTTACAGTGCCCTTGCCTGACATAACGAGACGGTTGCCGGCATACAGTCGGCATGTCTCGAAGTCGGCAATGGTCTTTTTCACGTCGATGCGCTGCACGTTGCCGAAGATCTTGCGGTTGGCCGCGATATCCATCGGGAACGTGATATCGTAGGTATACGAGCCCGAGTCTTTGACATACTGGTTCTCATATGTAACCTTTATCTTGTCGGAAGATGACGGGTAGGCCATCTTGCCGTCTAATGTGCATACTATCATATCTTACTTGTTTCCTTTAATCTTATCCCAGTGGCTTCGGCTGCGGTCGAAGTCATCCCAGTCGGGCATTCTAACGTTGATATCGCCGTTGGCCAGCATCGTACTGAGCCGGTCGATGGTGTCCCGCGCCTGTTGCAGCGTGCCGGCAAGCTCGCTGTTGTCTGTCTGTACGTTGACTGTAGGCGCAGACACCACCGTGGCACCGCCTACGCCCATGGCGCGGCTCACGTCAGTGGCGGTGAGCCGTCCGACAGTGTTGTTTCGCTGAGCCACGTCGATAAGACGGAGGGCAGGCAGCAGCTGAGGGTTGTTGACGGCATTGTGGTTGGCCACAAACTCACCCTCGTGTACCACTCCAGCCTCGCGGCGGTAGCGGTTGCCACCCGTGAAGCCACCCTCGTAGTAGCCGGCTTCCTGCGCCTGCGCTTGTTTTTTAACTGTCGCAACCTGTATCATTCCTGCAGCTGTTGCTATTCCTGCTGCTATAGGAGCAAGGACATGACCAACTACAGGTATAGCTGCTGCCGAAGCATAAGCATTTAAAGCAGCTACGGCTGTTTGAGCAATTGCTTGCGCAATTTGAATTTTTACCTGCTTACGGTTGTACTTGGTTTTGATTTTCGCTATTTCCTTCTGCTTTTTCTCTTCGAGTTTCTTGCTCTTTGCCGAGTTGTTTCCGGCCTTTTCTATCATCTTGTCATACTTCTTCTCCGTGACCGTTACCTCGTAGTCTGACTGTGCTGAGTAGTACGACGACATGGCCGACATAATTGGTGAGATGGCATCGTAGGCAGCCTGCATCTTCGCGGATAGGCCATTGCACATATCAGCGGTAGCCTGCGACATGGCGGCCATAGCCTCTTGATGGGACACAACGCCCTGTTGTTCCATCTTCTTGATGTTGGCCAGCGTCGAGGCATAGATTGTCACGTCTGATGTATAATAGTCGCCCACTCCGGTACCCGTAGGATGGTCGTTCTCATAGTCTGCCTTGGCGTTGTTCGAGGCCGTTTTGTAGGCCGTGTCGGCGTTGCGCTTGAACTGCTCACCCTTGGAGTTATAGAGGTTCTGTTCCGACCTCTGTTCGGCATAGTAAAGAACCAACTGCTGGCGCATTACCTGGAACTCTTTCTCCGCCTTCAGCTTTTCCTCTGTTCCGTCCTTGTATTTGGCCAGTTCTATCTTGGCAATCTTATCAAGTCCGTCGATAGCCAACTTTTCCTGAGTTGCAAGATCCTGTCTGCCGAACTGCTCCCTATATTGATTGAGTCTTTCCTGATGCTTTTGCTCTCGCTGAATTCGATGCTGATTGTCATTCTCTTCGAGTTCATCGCGCAGATCAAACCATTCCTCGCTTCCTATTTTGGCCAGTACTATTCGTTTCTTGATGTAGTCCTGTTGGTTGTAGAAGAGACGTTCATCCCGTGCATCCTCGTCCATATACAAGGAACTGCCTTTTGTTGTATATTCAAGATAAATTTTCTGTTCCTCTTTTTTGTAGTCGGATTCCACATTGCGCTTCCTTAGTTTATCAATTGCTTCGACTTTCTCCCGTGTGGCATCTTCTTCCTTGGTCTGAAGATCTTTATATTCACTACTCTCCTTGTCCCAAATCTTCATCCGTTTGTCAAGACCCTCTTTTTCTATTTTCTCACGCTGTTTGATAAAATCTTCCCTTGATATCTCATTGAGCGCATAAGAGTTTAACAATTTTGCAAGATGAAGGTCAGTCTCCGCCTCTATCTGCTTATCCTCTGCTTTCTTTGCTTTCAGTGCCGCCGCAGCTCTACGTTTTTCCTCAGCTTCACGTTTCTTTCTTTCGGCCTCAATCTTCTTTTGTTGCTTGGGGTCAACATAAGAATTTCCGCCTCCGCCTGCATCCGGATCCGGCCTGTTATTACCGCCAGAGCCTTTTACTGCATCTTTCTGAAGTTCATTACCGTAGCTGTCCGTAATCGCATTGATTTGCGTTTTTACACTTTCCAATTCGAGTTTAGCAGAGTTGAGCCTCCGTCTTGCCTGATCAACAAGATCCTGTGTGGTGTTTCCTACTATACCCCATGATGTGGTGTAAGTCATACCACTGCCTGCATTTAACGCGTTTTCCAAAGCCTTCTGCGCCTGGTCAACGGCAATCTGGGCCTCTGCCTTTTGTTTTCCAAGCTGTCGAAGCATATCTTTGGCCCCCTCAAGCTCGTATTTACGTTGAAGCTGTTTATTGTAGTCTTTCAGTGCTTTTTCATTTGCCCTGTATCTTTTAGTCTCAGCGTCCAATTTAGCGTTATAACCTGGTATGATATTATTAAGCTCCTTGATTGCTTTTTGTCTGTCATCCATAGAAAGCTTATCATTCTTTGCCGCTTTAACGAGCAAATCAATCTTACTCTTCTCCTCCTGCATATTGACCATTGCATCATTCCTTATCTTGGTCAGGTTCTTCTCTGCCTGTGTCAAAGCGTCAGTCTTTCTTGTCAAGTCGATGATTACTCCGACAACAGTGACAGCCACAAGTGCCAGCGCAGCGTATGGATTAGTCTTAATAATTTTCCATAGGTTCTTAAAACCAGGAACAAGTTTCTCATTCCACAAAGCTATTAGCTTAGTAACAATAAGGTCTTTTTCCTTAGCTATCGTCAATATCGTGATGGCGATGGTCAACAGTGCAAGCGTAGAGCGGAATCTGACTACGAAACTCATTATGCCTTCCAGCGTCTTTATCAGAAGGCTTCCTAACGTGACAGCCATGCTTGCCACAGGCATGAGCTTTTGACCAAGCTCTATTGTCAGGTCGTTGAACTTCTTTTTTGCTTTATCAAGTTCTGCATTGACGGTAGAATTATTGGTGTTGAACTCATTCAGCACTGAGGTTCCAGCCTCGTAGGCTTTCGTTGCAGTATTCTGTGCAGCTCTTACCTGGTCAAGGTGTGTGGCCACGGATGACAACACGCCCACGGCACGGGTGCCGTCGAGGTTCATACTCTCGAACATGGGTGCCATCTCAGCGAAGCCACCTTTGTTCTGCATACTCTGCATGAACTCCAGCAGCGCGCCATTGGCATTCTCCTTGAGGAGCTTCGTGAATTTCTGCACCTCTATACCGGCTATGTTGGCAAACTTCGCCGGGTCTTGGTACATCTTGGTGATGAGCTGTGAGAACACAGTCGAAGCCGTAGCCTCTTCCTGCATGTTCTGGTCAAGGGCCGAGGCGAGGCCCATGATTTGCGCCTGCGTCATGCCGGCCTGTCTGCCCACACCGGCAAGGTCGGCGGTAAAATCGACGATATATCCTGCATTGGCCGACGAGCTTTGTGCCAACTCGTTGATGGCGGAACCTGTTGAGAGCATGGCTTGCTTCAATCCGAGACGGCCTTCCTCACCGAAGACATTGGCAAGTTTACCTATCTTATCGACAGCACCCTTACCAAGGTCGTCGCCAAGAGCCACATTAATTTTGTCCGCGGCTTCGACAAAGTCTTCGATATCCTTTTTAGATTGTTTGCCAAGTCGTCCTGCGGCACCAGCCAGTTCGTTGAGCTGTTCACGACTGGTCCGAGTGTTCATCTTCTTGAAGTCCTCGTTCATCAACCGCACCTGTTCATCTGTCTGATTTGTATATTTGCGAACATTGGCCATTGTGTCCTCCATCTCAGCATAAGCTGTAGTAGCCTTACGGATGGTGACGGTAAGGCCGGTAAGGGCACCAATAGCTTGTGTAAAGAAACCCCAATTGGTATTGAAGAACCCGGAGATTTTCGACCAGATGCCGCGGGTGTCTTTTGACTTATTGTTGACTATTTCCAACTGGTTGTTAAGTTGCTTGGCCTGGTGTGTGAGCGTCTTGAATTCTTCAGAGTCTTGCCTCGTGTATTTCAGCCGCTGTTCCACAAGGTCTTTGGCCATCTCCAACTCGCGGATGGAAGATTTGGTCAGATTGTTCATCGTCTGACCAATCATTTGGCTTTCTTTGTTTATCTCAGCAGAAGATTTCTGGCAGTTTCTCAACTCGATATCATATTGATCGACAAGCGAGTTGATTTGCTGCTGTTCTGCCTTGATTTGCGCTATTCTGTTCTGAACCTTTTTCAGATTCTCTTCCTGGCTCTTGTACTTCCACGAAGACGGGTCGGCGTTGTTCATACTCTTCTGTATGGCATCCCGGGCTGTGGTCAGGTCTTTGAGCGATGATGTGTTGATATTGCCCAATACCTTGGCCACGAGTTGCGAGTTGTTCATCAGCTCACGCATCTCTTTCGCCGTGAGCTTGGTGGCATCGGTCATGCCGCTTATCCTGAACTTGCACTGCTCTAAGAACTCTTCCAACTTTTGATAGTCCTTCGGGTCGGTAGTGTCATTCATTAATTTTTTCAGCTGTTTTACCGCATCTCTCACTTCTCCAACACTGGCCGTTCCCATGTTGGAGAGTGTGCTGATAGTCTTGCTGACCGTTGATTCGTATGCCTTGGCAGCTGCCTTTGCCTGTCTTAGATTTATGGATTCTTCCTTCGACCAGCTGCCGTTGCCTTTAAGGGCATCGTCCTTTTTCTTCTTGAGGTCTTCCACCTGTTTCTTCAACTTCAGCAGCTCATCCTGAGCCTGCTTTGCATTGAGAGAAACAACGGTCTTGAATTCTTGTGTATTACTTGCCATAAAAAAAAGAGTGCTAACTTGATTTTTCTTCAAAGTTAGCACCCTTTAGGTATATCGAAAAATACGCTTTACAGTCCTTCCTCATCCCATTTCTTGACCTTAGCCCGGAGTTCTGCTTCATCCAATGGCCCGTCTCCACCTCTTCTCTTGATTGCATCCACCCTTTCGAGCCTGTCTCGTTCCATCTGCCGCCACTGGGCGGCACTGTACTCTTCGAGCGTATCGTAAGTCTTGCCGTGAAACACATACTTCCCGTTCTTCATCGGGAAGCCACCATTGCTTGTCGAGCCACCAAAGACTGATTTACCAGCCTTGTAGGCTGCGGTAGAACCGTAAACGGCTGCTGCGGAAAGAAGAAGTTCGAATAACATAGCTTTTCGTTTTTATCTATCGCAAATATACGAAGAATATTTGAATTATACAAATTTTCATTGCAGTATTTGCAATAAAAACGGCAATCAATTCTTGCTGCGTATCTTTTCCAGTTCCCGAGCCTCTATCGCCTTGGCGTCCAGCTCGGTGAGAGCGCGCCAGCAGTCAAGGGCAAGGACTGCGGCTTCTTTCGTCGGGTCGCCATCGGTGAGGGCACGGAGCTGTATATTATACTGTTCCTCTATCTGCCTGCCCGTAACGGTGAAGTCGCCATCCTCAGCATCGACCTTCTGGAAGAAGTTGGGAAAATGGTCGAAGATGACTTTCTTCACATGGCTGTACCAAAGGAACGTCCCCAACCGCTCTTCGGGCTTCAATACCATCTCTGTGTCGTTTATGAGTTTGCCGCGTTCCTGACCGGGATGAAGGCCGTTGCCATCGACATAGAGCCAGCAGGCGAGGTTGTCCAGCATCTCGTCGTCTTTCGTGCCCAGGTATATTTGGTAATATTTCTCGGCCATGAGGTAATCGCCGAACGACACCTCGTGGAGTAAGGGGTCGACCGCCACGAGGCCACAGACCGCATCCAACCTACAGTCCATGTCCTCGTACGTGTCGATAAAGTCAAACTGATGGATGAAGCTATGCATCTGCCAGCCCTGCAGATACACGACTTGTCTTTTCCCATTAACAGTGATATAGCATTTCCAACCGAATCGTGTCCGTTTCTGAATTTCCAGGCCGCAGAACCTGACGAACATCATCGTCTTTATCGCTGTCCTATCAGCATACATCGTCAACAGCTTCAGCACATAACGCAGCTGCTCCTGGCTCATCTCCCGCCACGACGTGGGCGCGGTGAGGTTGATGGTCACCGTGCGGCTCTTCTTATCCGTTGAAGACGTAGCCTGCGCTGTCCTTGCTGTTCTGGTATGGCTCATAGTGTCTTACTTTATAGGCGATGCTCTCGCGGTAGAGTTTGAAAGTTTCTTTGTTGTCGTCGCTGTCGAGGATGCGCATCAGCCGGCGATAAACTGGCTGTTTGAGCGCCGGCAGGCAGCTTGCGCAGGTGTCGGTGAACTTCACGATGAGACTCATCATCTCGCGGTAGGGCTCCAGCCTATTGGGGTCGCCACGGCGGAAGGCATCGAGGATGTCGTCCATCTGGCGGTCGCCCATCTTCGTGCGCAGGATCTCATCGGCATCCTCGATAGTCCGCTGGTAGCCATCCCAGTCGGTGGCAGAGGCGTTCTGGTGGGTCACAAAAAAGAAGGTGTATTCATCATAGAGATGGTCGATGAAGTGGCGGGCCTGCTCAGTGGCTCCCCAGTTCTCACTGCGCAGGAGGTTGAGCGTCATGGCTAATGTCTTGTGGTACTGGGTGCGCAGCTCCCCTTCCAGGGCATCGACGCGCTGCTTGCTCGCCGGTGCGAGGTTGTCGTTGCTCACTACGCCGAAGCCGGTAGGGGTGAGCACGAGGTCGAGCTGTCGCAGCACACTGAGGAAAGCCGACAGGCACACGAGCTGCTTGTACCAGTTGACGAGTGTCGAACCCTCGCCAAGCTCTTCCATGCGCTGCATGCCGGCCACACCGAGCAGGGCATCGTTACTGAAAGACAACTGACGGGCGATGGCGGGCTTCACGCTCTCATACACGCTGTCATTGGCAGCTGCGCCCACGGGCAGCGCCTGTTCGAAATCACTCTTGGTTATTGTTATCTCCATTGTCGTTTGAGTTTGAGTTTCCACTTACTTTCTTGGCATCCTTGTTTTCGTCGAGGGTGGTGAGCATGAGCATCGGCACATCAACGGTACACCGCTCTGACCAACCGTTGAAATGCAGGATGACGTGGTAAGGCTTGGTCATCACGTCGTGATAAGGTTTCTCCAAAGCTTGTTTGAGGGTGAAGAGCTCACGCTTATCAGAGCCTGAGTTGTTCATCTGGCTCTTGCCGGGCGTGGCTCCCACGAGGTTGGGGTGCACGCCGTAGGCAAAGCAGAGGGCGTTGGCGGCCTCCTGCATGTCGTCGCTCCAGTTGCCGCCCTCTTTCTTCGAGGGGTCGTTGAGGTTGACGATGCGCACCATGCGGTTCTCCTTGCCGTTGGGGTCGATGTAGTAGCCGGTGATGAGGGCCTTGCCGGCATTCTGCACGCCGCACACGAAATCGACGATGTTTTGCCGCTCCTGCTTCTTGCGCTCCTCACGCTTGACCGGGTCATCGATGTTCTCGTTGTCACATACATTGTCCCAGTATTCCTCGTGTACCTCAATCTGTACACGCGGCGCACTGGTGTTCTTAATCATGAACCGCTTGCCGATGCCTATCAGACGGTAGATGTCATACCACGAGTCGCGGAAGATGCTCGAATAGTAGGGCACGGGATAGTATTGGTATCCGGGGGTGGCCATACGCGATAGGATGGCGAACTTGCGGTCCTTGGTGGGCTTGTTATGGATAAGTCCTGTGGCGGGGTCGGGACGCTTGCCCATGCGCACTTCAAGGTCGCCGAGGGGGTCCCAGTAGTCGAGCAGTGGGATGGCCTCGATGCGCTTCTCGTTGAAGTGGCCGACGCGGAAGTCGCCGAAGAAGACGTGCTCTATCTTTCCCGACACGGTGGAGGGGGCGTACTCAAAACGGCAGTAGCATGCCTCCTTGTGTCGCACCTGGGCTATCTGCGAGCCGTCTCGAGTGAGGATGATGCAGGTCACGGAGAAGTTGTACATCTGCATGTCGGTGCACTGCTCGGCAAAGCACTCCTGCAGGGAGTTCCTCAGGCAGAAGTCGCGGATGTCAGGGTCATCGACATCCTTCTTCTCTTTCCTGTCGACGAAGCGCAGCCCCTGGCCGTAGCAGCAGATGGTGTTGAACTGCTGGCACTGGGATGTGATCATGTTGTCGAGGACATACTTGCGGATGGTATCGGGGAGCATGTCGTCGATGCCGAAGGGCACATACTGGTAGCCCTTGCCGCCGATGAAAAGGGGCTTGACGTTCACTAGCCCGTTGTCCTCATCGAAGACATCACTGCTGTCCGAGCCATACTCAGAGGCCACGGAGTTATAGGCCGACGCACGGGTCACGCCCTGGGGCATGATGCGGAAGTGCTGCACGTCTCCGCTCTGCCCGGTCTGTACGAGTTCCAAGTCTTTATTGTTCATAGATATACTTTCATTCCGTTAACTTCATAGATGAATATTTCTGGTATCTGCCTTATCTGATGGCTCACGGGATTGACGATTCTCATGTAGCCGCCCTTCCAGTACTGGTGATGGATGAGCCATCCGCGGTACTCTACCCGGTGCCCGTCGCTGCGGAAGGCCTTGATGTTCACCGTCTGCCTGCGCTGATAGGCGAGGTCGAGGTATCTCTGCATCTCGCTGAAATGGATACTTCTCTGTTTCTTCTGTTCAGCCATTGGTAACTCCTAACTTCTAACTCCTAACTAATTAAACGTGTAGTCGAATGTGTTGTCGAAGATTCGTCCCTCACGCTCCAGCTCCACTACGTTGTGGTTGCGCTGGGCATACTCGTAGCTGAAGGTGAAGCGCGGTATCTCATCGAGGGCATTGGTCTGCTCGGTCTTGCTGTCGTCGATGACGATTTCCTTACCGATATTGGGCGTGCCGTTCTTGAACTTCACCAGGCGCACGTAGGGCGACCGCATCAGCTCTCCGAACCAGTCGGCCATGTCCTCGTTCATCGGGCCGGTGTCGGCCTTGAAGGTGCGTGTCTCCTGGATGCGGTAGTTCTTTTTCAGGCCGCCGATATAGGCGGAGTCGCGCTTGAAGGTGGGCGCTTTGGTGGCCAGACCGGTGCAATAGAACAGCTCATCGCAGCCAAAGGAGTTGGTAAAGATGAGTATCGGAGCGCAGTCGGGCTCGGTGGGGTCTATCTCGTATTCCTGACGGCGGGCCCCGGCGGTGACGACATAGCCCGTGAGGGTGTAGCCGACTTTTGTAAACCTGGAGGGTGACACGTCGATGGTGGTGTAGCTGCCATTTCCGCCGACGGCCACGGGGGTGAACTGTGCCGTGCTGCCGTCGCTGTAGTAAGCGGTGCACGAGGGGGTGTCGGTACCGATGAAATGGAGGTATTCGAGCCGTCCCACTCCGGTGGTCTTCGTGCCGAGCAGCAGAGAAAGGAAGTGGTTGGCGGTGAAGTCCTCACACGTCGTGGGGATGTCGCTCTCGCAATATACAACGGTAAAGTCCATCTCCGTCGAGGTGGACGGTGTGCTGTCCTTATATTCCTCGCTCATCGTGACCTTGACATACAGCACGAGGCTCTGGCGGGCGTAGGGAGTGAGCAGCTCGCCAAGGTCGCTCATGGTGATGGCACCATCGACGGGATAGAGGTGCTCGGAGTATATCTCGGACCATGTGTCGTTGTCAGGGCTCACCTGCAGCTTCACGCCCATGCGGTAGCCTCCGATGGTGACCCCGATGTCGGGGATGCCCATCGAGAAATACTTGCCTGAGAGTCCTTGCTTGATTGTGATTGCCATAGTCGTTTCTTTTCGGCAAAGATAGACAATCACTGACGGTCTGAAAAATACAGCCAAAGGCACAGAAAAAGGGGCACCGGCCTCACGGTCAGCACCCTCATCATGTATATGTAAAAAATGTCTCCTAAACTTGGAAGTCCATGTCGCGCCAAATGGCCCATTTCACCGTGCCGTCCTCGACGGTGGTGGTAGTGAACTCGTGCAGGAACATGTACTTGGCGATGACGGAGATGTCCATCCAGTACATCGGTTGGAGGTCGCCCGCAATCTCATCCGAGGTCTTCGGGTCCGACACAAGCGGCGTACCTGTCACGCCCTTTCCGGGCATATTGTCGCGCGTCTTCATGTACTCATCGAGCAGCTTGCACTGCATCTTCTCTTCCTCGGTGCGGTCGTTTTCCTTCAGCCAGTCGAGGAACTGCTTCAAGTCCTTGTTCATTGTTGTGCCCTCCTAATCTTCTTTAAGTCTTCCTTCATGTCCGACAGGCTGATCATCCAGTCGGTGAGCGTCTTGCGCTCTTCGTCGTTCTCACTGTCGCCGAGCTCCATGAGCAGGCGGTCCTTCACATCGTCAATCAGTTCGATGCGGTTCTGCAGGGTGTCGGTGTCGCAGAAGTCGCCAAGCAGGGCCACGGCCTTGCTGTCCAGTAACAACTTACTCATAGCGAACCTCCTTTCTCATTTGCAGTAACTATTCGTACTGTGCCATTGATAGGATAAAAGTTGATTACGCACACTACCTCCTTATCTTGTTCCTTGTATTCGAATATCTCGATTTGATCGCAGGGATAACCATACAAATCCTTGCCTTGATGTTTATCCAGGCAGAGCTTATTTTTGCCCGCCTTTTCGCCTATCTCTAAGCATTTCTCCTTGAGATACTCAAAAACAGACTTTAAATCTTTATCACCAATGTACAACATGCAATCAAAACTATCGTTTAAATAGTCAAGAAGAATCTCTGCATTTGAATCAAGACAACCACAATCAACGATGGTTACGAAAAACTTACTCTCCTCTGAACCGAAGTTCGACTTATCTACTCTTGTATTCATGCCTCGCCTCCTTTCTTCATCATAGCCCTGTACATCACCCATGCGGTGCTCAGCGCGGTGGCCAATGCGGCCACGGGTGCCGTCTCGATGGCCACGGCTGCCACGATCATGGCCACTGTGACCAGGTTCACGCGGATGGCCACTCTTCGCGTCACCTCAAACTCCGCGATACGGCTGTAGAACGCACTCTTTGTGTCGAGCCACTGGTTGATTACTCTGCCCGTCGATCTCATCCTCTCTCGGAGGTTCACCGGCTGACGGACCTCAGACGCGGTGAAGTTGATGGTTGCTTGCTGCATAATGCATCGTCTTATAACCTTTCCCGGATAGCCGGGCCTTTGTTTGGCAGAATGGAAAAGCGGCTGCCGATTCCGCTGGTTATAAGACGATAACTTCACCCGAAGGGCTTATCAAAATCTACGGAATGGCAACCGCCAATATTTTTATTTGCGAGTAGTTACTCGCGTTTTGCCGGGCATAAAAAAAGCCCGACCGTGATGTCCTAGCAATGACCGCTGCTCTCCGGGATGGACTACCATCGTCTTATAACCGGTGGCAAAGATAAGGAGAAAAAGCGGAACGGCAAAGAAAAAGGCGGAGAAAATGAGAGTTCTCCGCCAAATTTAACATTTCAAGCCTTATTCCTCAGGCTTGATGGTTAAGCCTTCTGTCTTTTCACTGTCTTTAGATATTCTCTTTTCCATTACGTAGTTGACAACATTCTGTTTACCTACCATGGTGATGTAGTAAGTATTCACAAGTTTCCATCCACGTTTCGCCATATAGTCAAGCACCTCCATCATAGAGTTGAACTTGATTTTCTTTCCGTCCTCACCGTAAAGGGAGTTCTCATTTTTGGAACTATAGCCCATGTCAAGAATGACTTTGAGCTTGCCAAATCCGAAAGAGTTGTAACCTACAACGGTGCAATAGACGTTGTACTTCCCGTCCTCAGTTTTGGTAACGGTCTGGGCATTGATGCCCAGTGAAAGCATTGCGAGGAGCAATGCCAAGAAGATTTTTTTTGTCATGTGATTGTCCATAATATATTGATTAAACATTGGCAAAAGTAAGAAAAAACATTGATATTCCAAAAAGTTTAGCAAGAAAAAGCCGTCCACGCATCTCGCGCAGACGGCTCCAAGAGTTCATTAATTTATGAAATCGTGCTTATCGAAGCACTAAAATTGTTGCGCCGCCAGCCCGGCGGCGGCTTTTGTTCAAAACGGCTATACAGTGGCCGGGGCTGGAATGCTTTCAGCAGCACGACGGATGCGCTCGCTCAGGTCGAGAAGTGC